ATTTGGATATAAATATATTATGAATGTTATAATATATTTATAGCATGAAAATAGGAGTTGCTATTCCTGCTTACTATGGGCACATTCAACAATTATTTCATTTACTTGATTCAATACAAAATCAAACTATTATTCCAGATAAAGTTGTGGTTAGTTGTTCATCAACAAATGAAAGTGATTTCATTGAACATTATGAAAAAATCAAAAATTATACATTTTCATTATATATAATTACAAACGAAGAAAAAAAATGTGCTGCTCAAAATCGTAATATTGCCGCTGCTCAACTATCAGAGATGGATTATATAACTTTCATAGATGCAGACGATATAATGCATCCACAAAGAATAGAAATTTTATTAGGCGTATTTCTACAACATGATAGTGATATAATTTTACATAATTTTTCAGAATATACAAATCATGATAATATGATATTGAAAAAAATACAGGCACATGATATCATTGTAAAACCTAATTCTTTGGAACAATGTTATTCTGGTTGCATTAAACACAAAGAATATTCTGATACAAGTGGTAGTATACATCACGGTCACGTTTCTATAAAACAAATGATTTTTAATATTGTTCAATTTCCAGAAGAACCAGAATTTTACAGAAAAGAAGATTGTGTATTTTGTTATAGAGTATTCAATTTACCAAATATTAAAAATTCATATATATCAAATGGTTTGAGTTATTATAAACCATCAAATACCCAAATATTATATTTTTAACTTTGTTACATATTATTACATAAAAAAATCATAGACTAGGTCTTTCATGTAATGCAATAGTTACAGGATATTTAATAAAACAATAATCTCTCCAGGTAGTATGGAAATTGTTATTATATTCGCACCATTCAAAAAAGTATTTGCCGTTTGAAGCTTTTAACGGAAATTCTTTCCATAATTTATATTTGAAGTGAAACATTAAATTCATTATACCCATTTCATTTGTCTTACATAAAGTATAATTATTCATAGCATCTATCATTTGTTTCTTATTACATATTTTTAAAATACTTGTATCATATACCCACATACAATTTAACATGTGATAAGAATCAAAAATATGATCACCAAAATCCTTTCGAACTAATTGTATTTTTTCTTCGTTATCAAAACTCAGTTGATTTTTAAATATCTGATCGCTTCTAAAATTCGGTGAAGAATCGTTTTGAGCTAAAATACAATTACGGGAATCTAACTCTAATAAATATTTAACGTCATCCAACACACGCAACCCTGCATCCAAAAATGCGACGCGTTCCCATTGTAAAAAATAATCATCAAATACGTGTAATTTTTCCCATTGATTTAATTTATGTATTTCTCTCTTATCACTATTTGAAAATCCATTTGGTCCAATTTCATTTAAAAGATGTGTTTTATCAATTAAAGGAAATTTAGCCTCAATAATATTTTGCAATATTTTATAATCATTATCCAAATCAAAATCAATTGTAATTAATACAACATCTCCATGCCAATTACCAATTGTTCTCAAATCATTAATTGTTACTTCACTCTTGTTAAAATATGCATTATCTGTAACTAAAACAAATACAGTATTGTTTACATCCATAATAAAATATAAGTATAGTTATTATTTATATTTTATAAATCTTTTATCTTTTAAATTATTATTTAATTTATATTTTGTTTACCACTTTGTTTTTTTAACACTAATTTTTTGTCCATTTCCTCTTTTTTTGTTTGCATTCGGATCATATTTCTCTTCATCATCATCTGAATTATAATTTTTAGATAATTCCCAAAATTCTTTTGACCCTAACCTAAAGTCATTGTGGTTTTCTGCTTTATACCAAAAAACCTGGTCTTGCAATTTATTTGATTTGACATTATTATTAATCACTAAACACTCGTAATTTTCTGTGCATTGATCCATAACTTGACAAAATGATTCAAATGTTGGAAACATACCTGCGTAATTATCATAAATACGCCTTCTATTTGCAATATAATTCTCTCTTAAAATAAAAACATAATCTATATTTGTTCGTAAAGTTGGCGGAATACCCAATGGATACTGCATAGTTATTACTAACATGATTTTCCAATGACGACCATTCATAAACAATAGTCGCATCATTTTATCACGAGACCACGTATTGTCATAAAGACAATCATCTAAAATAACAAAGGCACGTGGGTCAATTGTTGTTCGCTTATAAGTTTCCATCTCTTTTTTGATTTGTTTCAAAACAGTCCTTTGTCTTTTCAGAATATTTTCTATAATAGCAGTATTGTATTCATTATGTATAAATAAACGGGGAACCATCTTACCATAAAACCCATTACCTTCTTCAGTGCCTGAAATAACTGTACCAATAGGAATATCTTGTTGATAATAGAGTAAATCTCTTACTAAAAAACTTTTTCCTGTATCACGTTTCCCTATTAAAACAATAACAGGTCCTTTTGATTCATTTGACTTAAAACTAATACTTTTCATATCAAATTTTTTTAATTCTAAAGACATTTTTATTAAATTTAGAAAAAATTAATTTATTTATTTTACGAATTCATTTTATTATTTAAAACTGTAAATTGCAAAATTAGTTAAAAATACATATTATTTTTATTTTAAATACCTATATCTAAAAATATGAGTGTATACGAAATTAATTATCAAAAAAGAAAAAATAGTGAACTATTTAAGACTTTAGAAAAACCTGAAACTCTTCTTCTCTCAAAAACACAAAATTTTATACCAATTTATAATAGATTTTTCTCACTTAATAATTCAAATTTTAACAATATTAATTTGAACCATAAATGGTTTTTGTATAATATTAAAAATAAACTTGATACTAATAACGAAACAAAAAATTTATTTCAATGCTGTATTAAAAATATAGACAATGACGAAATCAAAAATAAATCTGTTTTTATTAAATTAGCTCCTTTATTAGATCCATACAAATACTTAGTTGGTAAATATAGTAATATAGATGATAAATTATGCAATCTACCCAATTTGGATAGTAAAAATAATAGTAATTGTCATAATAAATTATTAGATTATAATAATTCAGCATACATTGATGGGTTTTTTGTTTATTTAACTTCTATTTTAAAAAATAAATTCAAGTTTAATCATGGATTAGATTATTTTGGTTCGTTTCTTTCAATAAAAAATAATTATGTTTTTAATGTTTTTGATGATTTGGAGTATTTAACAAATTCTGATTTTTTTAATAAGAATAAAAATAATTTATTTAAAATTGATGATTATGACCATTTAATTAAAAATGAGAAACAAATGTTAAAACCAATAAAAATAGATTATAATTCTAGTGTAAAATCAAGTTTGTCTCTGAAATCAATAGACAATGAAATTTATGAAAATTTATTCAATGATTCTTCTTTTGAAAAATTAACACATTGTGAAGATGATTTAACTGAGGATTGTCCAATGTTTGACGCTAATAATTTAAATAATAATTGCAATGATTGTAATGAAAATGATAACGAAAATAATGATAATAATATTGATGGTAACGTCAAATCGTCAACTTTAAAATCAAACTCAAGTTGTTCATCTCGTTTGTCTTATACAAATAGCGAAATTAGTGAAAATAACGATGGTGACAACAATGATGACAACAATAGTGACAACGATAGTGAATACAAAACTGAAAGTGAATGGGAAGATATTGAATGTGAAAATGATGATACTAGTGATGAAAGTGATGATTCAAATGAAGAAGAAGAAATAAATGTAACAATTAATAAATTTCCAGTTCAATTGATTTGCATGGAAAATTGTGAAAATACTCTAGATGATTTAATTTTAAATAATGATTTATCAACCGATGAATGGTTATCAGCGTTGATGCAAATAATAATGATATTGATTACATACCAAAAAGTTTTTTCATTAACTCATAATGATTTACATACAAATAATATAATGTATAACGAAACATCAAAGAAATATATTACTTATTATTACAATAAAAAAATATACAAGGTTCCTACGTTTGGAAAAATTTTTAAAATTATTGATTTTGGAAGAAGTATTTATAAATTTCAAGGCAAACTATTTTGCAGTGATAGTTTTCAAAATGGCAATGATGCAGCAAGTCAATACAATACTGAACCTTATTTTGATGAAAAAAAACCGCGTTTAGAACCAAATTTTAGTTTTGATTTGTCGCGTTTAGCGTGTTCTATTTTTGATTACTTAATTGAAGATTTAGAAGAAATTAAAGATTTTGATAAAATTAATGATCCTATTAAAAAGATTATTGTTGAATGGTGTTTGGATGATAAAGGGATCAATTTGTTATATAAAAATAATGGAGACGAACGATACCCAGATTTCAAATTATATAAAATGATTGCTAGACACGTCCATAATCATACTCCTCAAAAACAATTGGATAGGCAAGAATTTAAACAATTTTTAATAAAAGAAGAAGTTAGTGAAAATAAAGTTAAAATGGAAAAAACACAATACAATATTATTATTGATATTGATAAAATACCTTCATTTGTTTAGATTATTCATTAAATCTTTGTGTGATTTTTTATCAAAAATTTTATATTTTAATATAATAATATAAAATTTTGAATGAGTGATAATAGTTTTGGTTTTATAATGACACGTCATGTTAACTCGGCTATAACCAATAATTATTGGAATCAAAGCGTTAGATGTATTAGAAAATTTTATCCTGATGTTAAAATCATTATCATTGATGATAATAGTAACTATGAATTTGTAAAAGCAAATTTTGAATATAAAAATATTGAAATAATTCAATCTGAATATAAAGGAAGAGGCGAATTATTACCTTATTATTATTTTTCAAAAAATAAATTTTTTGAAAACGCATTCATTATTCATGATAGTATTTTTATTCATAGAAAAATTGATTTTGATAAATTAAAACATATTGATGTTCTCCCGTTATGGCATTTTAACGCGGATAAAGAAAATGTCCAAAATTCTTTAAAATTGATTTCTAATTTTAGAAATGGTTATTCATTGTATAAAAAACTTACACTAAGTGATGACATTTTAATTTTAGGGAAAAATAATAATTGGAATGGTTGTTTTGGAGTTCAGAGTTATATAAATCACAATTTTTTATTGAGAATTAACAGTAAATACAATTTATTTACTTTATTGAATAAAGTCACAAGTCGTTCAGATAGATGTTGTTTGGAACGGATCTTTGGTTTAATTTTTAACTTAGAATCAGGAATTACAAAAAAATACAAATCGCTGTTTGGCAATATTCATCAATACAATAGTGCATTTGATTATACTTATGATAAATATGAGTATGATTTGACTATTAGAAAAAAAATACCAAGAAATATTATCAAAGTATGGACAGGACGCTAATTTAGAACTCAGGATTATTAGTAAAAACCGGTGTTACTCCACCTCCAGAGAGAGAATCTCCGTTCTGTATAACAGGCTTCAATTGTTCTAGAATAAAATATCCAGAAACAACACTAAAATATACAAGAAGAGCATCTCTAATTAGTAACTTCAATGGTTTACTATCTTTTTCAATATATCTCATTTCAACGAATTTTACTATTAAAAAAATAATAGATATTACTGCAGCTACAATAAAAATATTTTCCATATTTTCTTAAAATACTAAAGCACATTCTTATTTTTGTTTTTACGCAATTTTTAAAAAAAAACATGTTTTTATAAAAATTGATTTCATTAAAGGTTTTTAATCCAACAATTCTATGTCATCAATGATTAAATCAGGTAAGGTTTCCAATTCTGGTTCGCCAATTACATGAACATCTAAAGAATCTAAGTTTACAGACTCATCTGAAATTTGTATTCTTTGATTTTGAGAGTCATCATCATCGGTTTCAAGTTTTCTTTGATTGTTTCTGAATTCGCTAATTTGTTCTAAACGTTCAATATCTTTTGGTGCATTGATCCTCTCTTCATTATTAAATTGATCTTTTACTAAATCAACATCACTAAATGATAATTTAGAATTTGAATTTGAATTCATATTTTCTTCATTTTTTGAAATACTATTTTCACTAGTGCCATCAACAGAACCACGAATTTCATTGTTATTTTTTTCATTATTATCAACTGCAACTGGTTGATGAATATATTCTTCTTTTATTTCTTCTACAACATCTTCTTCCATAGTTTCATCCATATAAGCCTTTAAAATGGCTTCCACTGGGACACTTTCTCTCAATGAATTTAAAATACATTCTTGAACAATCACTTCCAATTCTCTGTTATGTTTTTGCATTTGTAATGGTGGCACATTGAATTCAAATAAATAAACATTTTTATAAATTTTTCTTGCTACATGAATATAAACTTTATGAATAAAATCGTCCAATTTTGGAATATTAATATCTATTTTTTTTTGTTTTTGTCCAACCCGCATAACAGTTAATATTTTCAATTGAATAATGTGAACACATGTTATTAAATCTTCTAAATAAGCACAACCAGATTTTTCACAAATTCGTTTTCTCTCAGTTTCAATAATTGTCTGATTCCATTTTGGCACTCTTGTAATAAAATTTTGAAATGTCATTAAATATTTTTCCATTTCATTATTTTCTTTACACAATTTTACAGCTTCGTCTAATATTGATCTATAACCATCAATAATCAAAGGGGTTAATATGGAAATTAAGCGTGCACTCCATTCATTTCTACTTTCGTGAAGTGTTGAAATATTAAAATCATCCATTATGAGTTTTATTACATAAAACTAATATTTTCTAGAGACAAATCTGAACTTAAAAATAAAAAGTTTAAAATAAAAAGAATCAACAACTTTTCATTTCTAAATTCTTTTCGCACTTTATTAAATGTAATCAATAATTCATATTTTTTTTCATTTGTCATTTTATCAATAATTAATTTATTTGTTTCTAAAAGTTCAATAATATCAATTGCAGAAAAACTTTTTTCGTATAATTTTAAAGAAAAATTCATCAAATCATTTAAAGTAAATTTTTTTGAAGTTTTTGTGGTATTTGAACTTTGTATAGGTTCCATTGTTTTTTCAATCATTTTTTTCAATTTATCAAGACGTTGTGTGTTAAAATCGTTCATTTTAAATGTTTCATTAATATTGTATTTATACAAATTGATAACTTCATTATTAATTTCCGGTTCAGGAACATAAATTTCACAGAATCTAGATAAAATTGGTTTTAATAAATTATACTTATCTTCAATAATAATAAAAAATCTTGTATTGTGACTAAATAATTCAATGCATCTACGTAAAGCAGATTGTGCGTCAACTGTTAATTTATCTGCATTTAATAATATTATACTCTTAAAAACATCACCTCCATTTGAGTTAATATGCGTTTTCGCAAAAAATTTTAATTCATCGCGAATAAATTTAATACCTTTACCATGCGAGCAATTAACATACATTACAAAGTTCTTTATTTTTTCTCTATCGTTGTCATAAATAGTTTGTATAAAATCATTGACTATTGTTCTTTTACCACAACCAGAAGGCCCGTGAAAAATAATATTGGGTATTTTATGTATCTTATGAAAATAAGATAATTTTTCTTTTATATTTTGATGTATATTCAATGTTGACATTTATTAATATTATATTATTTATTTTTTATTTTTTATATATTAATACAACGTAATTATAAAATCTTGCTATTATTTGCACAGTAATAAATAAAACAACAACGCAAAATTTATTTATTTATTAAATTAACTTAAAAACAACATGATAGTATGTTTATTAAAAAAAATGTTGAGACGTGGATTATGCAGTGTAAATTCTATGATTAAAACATCAGCTTTGAATGTTTTTGAAAAGTCTTGTTATCAAAAAATTGATTTTAAAATCAATGAAGAAGCTTCAGTGAAAGATGTTGTCCAACGCTTCACTGCTTTTAATATTGGTTGTCTTGCTGTAACAGATAAAAATAATAAAGTTGTCGGAGTTTGTTCAGAGCGTGATTTTATTTCAAAGGTTGCATCTTATGAAAAAGATATGAAAGAAATAAAAGTGAAGGATATATGCACTTATGCACCAATTATTATTGCAAGAAAAGACGATTCACTTGAAGCTTGTATGAACAAGATGATGTTCAAAGATATTCGTCATTTACTTGTAGTTGATGATAAAAATGAGGAATTCATCGGAATGATTTCTATTAAAGATTTGATTAAAGAGATTATGAAGAAGAATGATGATATTGTTACCAGATTAAGTGACTTTAAAATGGGAAAGGGAGCATATTTTGGAAGTGAGTAATTTATTCAAGAGATTTCTGAAAATGAGAAAAAATCTAAAACTGCATGTATTTATATTTACAAATTGAACAATTGTATTTTATTTTACCATGAACACATATACCTGGAATAACACCACCCACATATTTCTTCCTTGTAAATCGTGAATTCTTTTTACTCTTTTTACTTTTTATATTTTTTTTTCATAGATTTTCTAGTATTTCTTCTAAATGACATAATTATATATAATATATATATATATAATAATTTCATAATATTGTAAATTAGACAGCATTTGTCAATGAAAAT